AATTGTGGAAATTTCTTTTGGTGCATTTCTTTATTTCTTGTCACCAACTCTTCCCAAGTTTCTCTTCTATTTAATTCTGGTACGAACTTTGCGTACTTCATGTAAACTGTAATTTCTGATAAAATTTGATTTGATACTTCCATTATTCTTTCTCCTTTATTATGTACTAAATTTCTCCGTTGAAAACAATGACTGGATCGAGCCAGTCTATAATAAATATCGATATATACATATTTAAGATTCTTTATTATATTTTTGTTTCAAAACTTTTCTTAAATATTCAGAATGATTATCCATATCTTGCTGAACATCTTGGCCATCTAACGAGTTAGGTGCATATATTTCTATTTGACCATTACTAGCATTCATTTTACTAGGGAATGTTATACCATCTTGACCAAATCTATTTTTAATTATATGCCATCTACCTGTATTTGCCAACTTATCTTCTATCTTTCTACTTAATGAAACTACAAAATCAGCCGTCATAATTTTAGCATAAGATTCTGCAATTTTCTCTGCTCCAATAATATCATCACTTAATGCAGATCTATTTGCTTGTGATGCTGTCCAAACTGGTATTTCATGTTCACCAGCTAGTCCTCTTAAGTCTTCATAAATATTACCAAGTTCGTGTCTTACTTCTTTACCATGACCACGTAATAAATCTGCATAATCTACGATTATTAAATCAGGGTCAAAGCCTTGTAGTCTACATTTGTCTATGTGACTAGCTAAAGTATTTACAGTTCCACCTTTTGTTGGATAATACTTTACAATAAGTTTACCTTCTAACTTACCAACTATATCTTTTACTTCTTCTATATGGTATTTTAATTCTTGAGCTTGTATTCCACTAAGTACTGCATCATATCTTAATCCTACATAAGATTCATTTAATTCTAAAGTGTAATGAATTACATTCAAACCTGCTTTAACTGCTGCTGCACCTACATTTACTAGTGCCCAAGACTTACCAATACCAGATGGTGCAACAAATACTCCTAGTTCACCTTTACCTAATCCACCATCTGCTATATCATCTATTATATCCCAACCAGTTGTAACTGTATTTCGAACTGATTCTAGATATCGTGCATCTATTTCTTCTATATACTCATGACCAATAGCTCTTTCCAGACCAGCTTTCATTGCATCATCAATTGTCATTTTTATCTGGTCATATTCTCCTCTCTCAAGAAGTTGAACTGATTCCATAATTGCTGACTTTAGAACTTGGTTTTTACAAAATTTAATTGTTTGTTCTTTTACAAAGTCTAAGTCTGGTGCATCTAACTGTTTATATGAATCTTTTAAGTGTTCTACAACTTGAGTTTTTAACATATCATTATCAAGGTCTTTCACCTTAACAGACATAACTTCCATAGTAGGTGGTTGTTTATATTCTTGAAAATAGTCTTTGATACTTTCTACAATAGTTATATTAGCTTCTGACTCAAAGTATACTGGATCTAGAATATCCATAATTTGTTGTAAAAATGCTCTATCCTTAAATAGACATGCTATTAACTTAGTTTGAAAGCTATAACCATATTGAAATTTTTCTTGCATCTATTGTCCTATAATATTATCTAAAGGTAAAAAAGATTCTCTTAACCATAGAGATGGATTCTTAAATATTCCATTTATATTATCTTCTAATACCATTTGTTCAAATTTTCTTTTATTTAATCTACTAATATCTGCATGTACAATATTCATAATAGATTCTTTAGCGTGACCAGATATTTCTACATCTTCTAATTGCATCAATCTATAATTTGTATTTAGTAAATCTTCTGAGTCTTTAAGTGCTTGTCCTAATTTTGTTGCATCACTATTATTTTTTACATAATCAATAACTTCTGATAATTCAATCTTTCTATCTTCAAATAATAATGGAAGTCTTTTTTGTAAAGATTTTATTCCTGCACCTCTTATACCAGGAATATTATCTGAACCATCACCAGTTATACATTTTAATAAAATAAAGTTCTTAGAATTTATTGAGAATTCTTGTTGTACTGATTCTGAATCGTAAAACTTTTTCTTAGTTGGTGACCAAACTTGTACTCTACTATCTACAAGTTGTAAAAAGTCTCTATCTGTAGACATTAAAATACATTGGCTTGTAGGATATACTTGCTGGCAAATATATGCCATTGCATCATCTGCTTCTATGTTTTCTGTAGCCAATACAGTTATTGGAAGAGTTTCTAAATATTCAGTTAGTCTATTTATTTGCTGACCCATAGATATTCTTTCATCATCTATAGACTGAAATGTATTTGCTCTTGTTAAGTGCTTTCTAACTCTTCTATTTTGCTTATATTCTGGATATATCTTTCTACGTCTTTGACTACCACCTTTACCATCAAAACATATAATAACTCTAGTAGGTTTAATATTTCTAATTGCATATCCTATCGAATGTAAAAAGCCAGTCATACCACCAACATGTATACCATCTTCATTTACACTTGGATTAACTGCAAAACTTCTAATAAATGTATTTAGTCCATCTATTATTAGAATTCTATCATTCTTATCTTTAGGTGCAGTATCTTCACTTAGACCTTCTAGTATTTCTTTATATCTGTCTTTCATATTTTTGTTTTTATATGTTAAATATAACCAAATTTTTTGACATGGTAAAATTCTGGGTAAAAAAGTTGTTAACAAAAAGCAAGGACTTCTAATTTCTCAGAAGCCCTTGCAATAGCTAATAGCGTAGTGTGTTTTCTAGTTTTCTTACGGTGACGCTCCAAAAACCTTGGTATCAGCTTCACACAGTGACTTATACAGTCTCACTATTATTTGTTGTTGATGGGGTCACCACGCCATCTTCAACTGCTAGCCTTCAGGAACTGGTTCATCGGAATGCTCTACATCATCAATACCCAAATTCTCTGTCTTGTAATCCATAACCAGGGTTTTGCATATAAGGTCATAAACTTCTGTTCTAAGTTCTTCATCTTCGGCTAACTTATCTTTCCAAGTTTTTGACGTGCATTTCAATTCAGTTCCATCCGCTCGAGTAAAGGTATACCAAGATCCACCTTGTTTAATAAGCTTATAAGCTTTCAAAACCTGTAACCATCCACCAAAATCATCAATTCCACTATCAAAGTAAATATCAAATTCAGCAGTTCTTAAAGGTGGTCCCATTCTATTCTTAACTACTTGCGCCTTTGTTTTTATACCAATGGTTTGTGCTTGTCCATTTACAGTTGCTTTTATCTGACCTGCAGCTTTTAATCTTAATCTACAGCTAGAGTGAAATGCAATTGCTTTACCACCACTTGTTGTCCAAGGGTCTCCAAACATAACTCCCATTTTTTGTCTCAATTGATTTGTAAATATTAGAGCTATTCTCTGTCTACCAATCATTTGAGTTATCTTACGCATTGCTTTCGAAAGAACTATGGCTTTACTAGTTGCCCAACCATCTTTACTATAGTCTGCAGACTGTTCTACTTTGGTTGTGGCTGCTGCTACTGAATCTACTGCAATGGTAACTAATCTATCTTTTTCACCTTCTCTTACTGTTAGTATGATATTCTCCATAACTTCAAATATATCTTCAACTGTTTCCAATTGTACATATAATAGTTTTGAAATATCTATACCAAGAGCTTGTAAAAATTCTTCGTTGATTGCATTTTCAGTATCAATATAGACTGCTAAACCTCCCATTTTCTGAGTGTTAGCTAGTATTTGTGCAGCTATTAGAGACTTTCCAGAAGCCTCTAGACCAGTTATTTCGGTAATTCTACCAACTGGTATTCCACCATCAGGTCTATTCGATATAGCTAAATCAAGCATTGAAGAACCAGTACTTATCCACTCTGATAAATCTGTAGGTGTTTCTTCAGATCCATCTAAGAAATATGCAACCTTATAGTCTTTGAATTTTTTATTCAGAGATGTTGCAAGGATTTGTGCTAATTGGTCTTTCTCTTGATTACCCATACTATTTATCTCCATTTAATTCTTTAACGTTAGCTAAAAGTACGCGAACTAATTCAGCAATAATGCCTTCCATTTGTCCTCTACCTTCTAATTCTTTTGCTAAAGCTCTAACTGGATTTTCAATTTTTCTTTTCAATAAGTCTTTATCCATTTTAATCTCTCCTATTGGTTAAATAAATCATCAAAAGCTGCTGATATATCATCTGTTGTTTTTGCTGTAGTTGCAGCTGCAGCTGGTGCTTTTGTTTCTTCTTTTTTAGTTTCCCATGGTAAATCACCTGTAGATTCTTCACCATCATTACTTGGGTCTAACCATTCTTCTAGAGCAACTTTCAAATCATCATAAGATACTTTCTTGAATATGTTAAAAATATCTTCTTGACCAGTCATAATTTTATCAGCGATAGCTTTATCTGTAGTAGCTGGTGTTTGATTTGGTTTTACTCTAATAGTAGTTTTTGGATATGAACCTGCTCCTTCTGAAGGTGTAAATTCAACAACAATATCTCTACCACCTGATGGATCTGTAATATCACCATAATCTGGGTCAGTAATGAAGCCTAATAGTTCTGTGTATACTTGCTTACCGAATCCCCATAGTTTTACTCCTTCTCCTTCTGCACCTCTTACCAATACAGGAACATAAGTTCTCATTTTTGGTTCAAGTTTTTTAGAAAGTTTCCAATCATCTGAGTTTCCTGTTGCTTTTAATTTTTCAGAAAATTCAACAACTGGATCTGCTTCTCCAAATGTAACTGGTGAAAGATAATTCTTTTTACCTAAGTCATAGTGAAAAAACAATTCCTGAAAAGGGTTGTCTTTGTTATACTGGTAAGGTACAATTCTTACCTGATTTTTTCCTGGACTTGGCTTCCATAAGTGTGAAGTCCTAGTCGTTTGAGATTGTAAATCTCCGAGTTTACGTCTTATTGCGTCTAAGTCAATAGCCATTTTTTCTCTCCTTTTATTTGTTAATTATTACTTAATATAATAAAAAAATCTAAC